GCACGAATGCTTTGGTCATCGTCGTTTCCCATCCTTCGCAGGCTCCGAGTAATCCCATTCCGTCACGCGGATCGCCCACGTTTCGAACTCGATCGCGTTCATGCCTAGGCGTTCCGCGGCGCGAGCGAAGGCGATCTTGTTCGATCGCTTCGTTTTCGCGAGTAAGGCGTCCAGGCTTGCGGTGGCGACGGTCATCCATCTTCTCCCGGCTCACGCGAAGCCGTCGGCTTGACGGCCAATTGAGCTTTCATCGCCTGCGCACCGGCGCTCTTGCCGCGCACCGAAAGCGTAGGCGCCATCTGTCCGAAGTTTTTCCGATCCTCGACGAAGATCGTGATCTCCTGTCCTTCCCAGTCTTTCGATGCGCCGACCGCGGACAGGAACGTCTTTGCGTTGCGCCTAGTCATAACGAAGGGGACGTGATAGGTCGCGCCTGTCGCCTTGACCTTGAGGTATAGGACCGGCTTGACTTCCTTGTCGCCACCTTCGCGCGTCAACTGGACTTTCTCGACGCGCTCGATGATGAATGTGCCTTCGCGGTAGCGGCCGTCCTTGTCGATGAGGTCCCATGCGCCCATGAACTTGTTCTGGTACGTGGCCATGATGTCGGCGTATTTCATGGCGTATCCGTTCCGACCGACAGCCGCCATCCGGCGTTGTTCGCTATCAGTATGAGCGAAAGAGCTAATTTCACTTTCCAGTTCAACTGATCCCATAATAGCCACGTGGCCAATGCGAGTATTATGAGCGATGTGAAGGCGATAAGTTGCGATTCGCCTTGAGTGTGCACGTAATGGTATTTACGCATTCGTATCATTCCTCCTCCTTACCCGGCGTAAACCGCGATCGCCGAACGCCGTTTTTATCGAGCTTCCAGGTCAGTTTCCAACCGTCGCCCTTGATCCCCTTTGCGTCACCGCACGCGTCGAGGAGTTTCGAGTCACAATCCTGGATCGTCTGCGCGGCCAACTTGCCAGACGCTGTCGCAGCGAGCCGCGCGAATCCGATCTCGTCCTCCTCGATCGTCGACTCCCGCATCTCCCGCACATCCTTCGGCCACTTTCGCTGTAAGTACTTCCGACACGCGTCGCTCGCATCGATTATCGGTGGTACGCGAGCGACGACGTGATCGACCCAAAACTTCCGTGCGGTCTCGACGAGGATCTCTGCGAGCTCCGGATCATATTGCACGTTGTAGACGCGCGGGGGCAGTCCACCGATCGCCGCGACCACGGTCCACTCAGTGACCTCGGCGCAGTACATGCCGATCGTGACCTGGCCGCGCACGTGGTGCGGAATGCCGTCGTCGTCGCTGCGGTCCCAGAGGTGGGCCATGAAGCTGCCGACGTTTTTGATCTCGAGCCACGTGACCATGTCCGTCGCGTCGGGGCTCGCCCAAAGCGGGAAGTCGTGCCGCAATCGCTGCAATCGTTTCGCTCCGCGACGGTAGTGCATCACCTCGCGGCCCACTCGTCTGCCGTACCAATCGGCAAGGAACGGTTCTACCTCATGCCCCCAAGCCATCTCCGGCGTCTCCACCTCCGGCTCGGTCACCTGTCCAGTCTTGGCCACGTACACTCGCCACGGCCCCGCGTCGGCCCACGGCGCCATACCGCAGACCTCGACGACGTCGGTGGACCCGAGACCAGTTGACCGATCCATCACGCTGCACCCACTTTCCGCTTCGGCCCGCACTCCGCCGCTTCCTTGCGGATCGCGAAGCTGACCGCCGCCTGGATCGACGGCAGCGCGTGTTTCGTTTTGATGCGTTCCAAGTCACGTATCTCCTCTTCGGTGAACCGAAGGCTCATCGTCTTGCAGAATGATCGTTCGCTCATAGGTTGGTAGCTTGACAGCACGGAGGGATGGCGTCAATCTCACGTCTCGAAAGGCGGAACACATGGGACGACGAGATCGACACGAAGAAGAGCAGGGAGTCGATACGAGTGCAGAACCGGAGCCGAGCGAGCTTCCGGCAGCGCAACCGGTCGCGGCGGAAAAGAAGGACCGTTCGATCAGCGCGGGCGAGGCGGTCCGGTTGATGCTGACGACCCTGAAGCGCGTGCCGACCGGTGAGCGCGGCAAGGTGCTGTCGGCGCTGGGGACTCTGGCGTGACTTCGGTAGGCAACACGGCGAACGACTACGATCAGTTCCTGGCGAGGAAGCTTGCCGTGTCGCCGCCAACCGGGCTCACGACGATCCCGGAGCTCACGCCGCTTCTGAACGCGTTTCAGCGCGACCTCGTCATCTGGGCGCTACGTCGCGGGCGCGCAGCTCTCTTCGCTGACACGGGACTCGGCAAGACGCTCATGCAGATCTTATGGGCTGATGCGATCGCCAAGTACACCGGCGGACGCGTGCTCATCTTGGCACCACTCAGCGTGTCCAAGCAGACCGAGGCCGAGGCGCGAAAGTTCGGTCTCATCGCGACACGCGTGCATGACGGTAGCGGCATCGGCGAGACCGGCGTGTACGTAACGAACTACGACCGTCTCCACCTTTTTGATGCGAGCAAGTTCGATGGCATTGTTCTGGACGAATCATCGATCATCAAGAACTTCGCGGGGAAGATCCTTGCTCAGTTGCTCGAGTCGTTTCGAGACACGCGATATAAACTGGCTTGCTCCGCTACTCCTTCCCCGAATGACCATACGGAGCTTGGGACGCACGCAGAGTTTTTGGGTGTCTGCACCCGAACGGAGATGCTTGCCGAGTTTTTCTGTCACGACGGCGCTGATACTTCCGTATGGCGACTCAAGGGACACGCTCGTAGTGCTTTCTGGCGATGGGTCTCATCCTGGGCCGCCATGCTTCGCCGTCCGTCGGATCTTGGATATTCAGACGAAGGATACGTTTTACCGGCGCTGCATGTCCACGAGCACGTATCGGCCGCCGACGCGCAGCAGACTCGCGAGGCGGGACTTCTCTTCGCGGAGCCGGTCAAGGGGCTTATGGATCGGCGTAAGGCGCGGCGGTCGACGCTAAATCTCCGGGTACAAGGGTGCGCGGACCTCGTGCAGTCGGACGCGGAAGGTTGGGTCATCTGGTGCGAACTCAATGACGAACAGGAAGCGCTACGCAAGCTGCTAGGCGATCAAGCCGTGTCGATTACCGGCTCGATGCCGGCGATCGAAAAGGAGAACCTGCACGACGCGTGGTTTCGCGGAGAGAAACGCATCATAATCACAAAGCCTTCGATCTTCGGCTGGGGTCTCAATTGGCAACATTGCGCGCGCATGGCCTTCGTCGGCGTAACGGACTCATTCGAGCGATACTATCAGGCCGTCCGACGCGAGTGGCGCTTCGGTCAAAAACGCGAGGTGCATGTGCATTTGTTCTACAATGAGATCGAGGGTCGCGTGCGCGAGAACCTGACGCGCAAGGAAGCGGAGATGATCAAGATGAGCGAGGAGCTTGGGAAGGAAACGCGCGATATGGTACGGAGCGCGGTGCACGGTGCGGAACGGACGCGGAACCTGTATGCCGACCGCGCGATCTTGATGCCGGCGTGGATGGGAAGGCGGGTGGCGGATGTCGACTAGCGAGCCCACTATCCAGGAAGTTGTGGACACTGGCATGTCCGTCGAGCGCATCCGAGATGTCGTGAACGGCATCGCTAAGGGACTACGGGCGCGTCACGGACGACAGATACTTGATGAGCACAGTATGTCGCTGATACGGATTGCAGACGCACTCGACTACCTTGTGGCGCTAGACAGGGCCAAGCGATGACCGCGACCAAACACGACCGCTTCACCGCCTACCACGCCGACACCATCGAAGTCGCGCGCGCCATGCCCGACGAGAGCGTGGATTATTCGATCTTTTCGCCGCCGTTCGCGAGCCTCTACACGTACTCGAACTCCGAGCGCGACCTCGGCAACTGCAAGAGCGACGAGGATTTCTTCGCGCACATGCGTTATCTCATCGCCGAGCAGTTCCGCGTGATGGCGCCTGGTCGAAACCTGTCGATCCACTGCATGCTGATGCCGACTTCGAAGGAGCGAGATGGCTACATCGGGCTGAAGGACTTTCGCGGCGATTTGATCCGCGCGTACCAGGCGGCCGGGTTCATCTATCATTCAGAAGTTTGTATCTGGAAGAACCCCGTCATCGCCATGCAGCGCACGCACGCGATCGGTCTACTGCACAATCAGCTTTGCAAAGACTCATCAATATCGCGTCAAGGCATCCCGGACTACCTCGTCACGATGCGCAAACCAGGTGTCAACGTCAAGCCTATCCAGCATTGGGATACGGATCCTCGCGACGGTAGCGTGCGAGGCGTCCCCGGTACGCACGAGTTTCCCGTCTCACGGTGGCAGCACTACGCGTCGCCGGTGTGGATGGATATCGATTCGGGCGATACGCTGCAGCACCGAAGCGCACGCGAGGAAGAGGACGAGCGGCACATCTGCCCGCTGCAACTGACAGTCATTCGGCGAGGGATCGAACTTTGGTCGCGACCCGAAGACATCGTTTGGTCCCCGTTCATGGGTATCGGATCGGAGGGTGTGGTGGCTTTGGAAGAGGGCCGGCGATTTATCGGGGCCGAATTGAAGGCGAGTTACTACGAGCAGGCGGTCAAGAATCTGACCGTGGCAGCGTCGACGAAACAGGTGGACCTTTTTGCGGGAGGTGGGAAGTGAAAGTGTATATCGCTGGCGCATCCAAGGAAGTGCTACTCATCGAGACGCTACGGAACGATCTGGTGCGAGCCGGGTGCGAAATCACGTACGATTGGACCATCTCGGTACGTGCCAATTCCGCGCGTCCAGATTCGGAGATCGCGCCGGCCGAGCGAGCTAGCTACGCCGCTCTCGACCTGGCCGGAGTCGAGATGTGCGATCTATTTTGGCTAGTTACGCCAGCCCAGCCGAGTGTTGGATCGTTCGTCGAGCTAGGCGCTGCATTGAGCCTTCGTGCGCGAACAAGTGAGCCGGCTCCGCGAGTCGTGATATCAGGCCCGTGGCGGACGATATTCGGCGACCTAGCGGACGCCAACTATCCGACGCACGAAGAGGCCCTTGCGGCGATCACCGCCGAGCAGGCGTTGCGGGTGACGCGATGAGCGGCGAACGGGTGGTGTTTCGCGTAGTACAGGGCGACGCAACTCAGGCGACGTTCACATACGAGGCCGACGCTCGAGAATACGTGAGCGATTCGAATATCGGAGCTCCGGACCCGCCATTTACGCTTCGCCGCGTCCGTATCCGAGCGAAAGCAAATACTTCGGAGACCGCTGAGACCCCTGCGAATTCGAACCTCTCGCCGGGCGGAGGCTCCGAAGAGGGCCCTGCACCTATCTCCGCCGAGGAGGTCGAGAGGGAGACGGAGAGGCAACAGCAAATCTACAGCGAGGCGCACGACGAGGCAATGGGTGACCTCTCCGGTTTGTCGCTGGACCAGTGCGACATGGCCGGGCGCCTATCCGTCGCGAAGGACAAGCTCGAGGCGGAGGCGAGGCTCGCGAAGGAATGGGCCGACGAAGCCGCGAAGTCAACGGAACTGATTCGCGAGCGCGATGCCCTCCGCGCCAGGCTCGAAGATGCGGGGCGAGCACTTGTGGCGTACCAGACCGAGGCGCAACGTGTCGTCGGTCTGAAAGACGAGCGCATCGCCCAGCTCGAAGGGGAGTTGAGGGAAGTCACGCTCGGCGCGTGTGCCGCGCATGCCGCGCATATCGAATTACTCGAATCCGAGCTCGCCGCCGAACGGGCGGAGCTGAACGACGAGCAGGTGGAGGCGGGTTTCCGAGTGTGGAACGGCCCCACGATTCACGCGTTGGGTGCGGACGGAACGGGGAAAGTAGACTTCGTTACGCATGGCAGGAACAAGGTCCGCGCCATCTGGGCCGCCGTACGCGAGGCGAAGGGGAAGGCGGCCCCCGCTCCCATCTACCCGCCCGCATGGTCTCCCGTGCTCCCGAACCCGCCCGCGACCTGGCGCGTAGGCCAAAAGCTCGGCCGGACGCTCTACCGCGACGACAAGCTCGTAGGCATGGTGGACGACGCAGAGACGTCTGCGGCGATTGTCGCGCGAATGAACGGAGCTCCGGTTGCGTGGACGCCGAAGCAGCGGGAGGCGGTGCGACGCGCCGTTCACGACATCAATTGGACCGATGAGTATTCGCGCAAGTTTGTGGAGTCGCTCGAAGCGGAGTGGATTGACGCCGGAAAGGACGAGGGCGGGAGATGAGCTGCAAGTGCATCGACAAGTGCGACCGCAGCAAAGATGTGCTCAACCCGCCGCGCACACCATCGGCAGACGACCCAGCAAGTCCGCCTGCATCTCGCCCGAGTCGAACGTAATCCCGTCGAGCACGAACGGCTTGCCCTGATTCCAGCACACGCCGCTGACCGCAACGAGCCGATGCCCAGCGTCGGACCCGTAGCGGTCGTGCGGCAGTTCATGGAGCTGCTCGGGGGTGAGTAGCGTCTGGTAGCCGACGTAGAGTGCTGCGCCGTACGACGCGATTCCGTCAGCCCATTGCTTGCAGTAATTAGGCACGTCGGCCGCGTCGCCGCCAACGCCCTCCAGATCCTGCCAGATGTGCATTCCGTATGGGAGTCCGATCTTCTGCGCTTCCAGCATGGCTGCTTCCGCGTCTTCGTAGCCATCGCACTCGATGGGCTTCCAGCCAGGCAGCCGCACACGTTGGTACACGGCGACCCATAGGCCGTTCGCTAGGTGCCACGCCAGCTCGTCGGCGTGGAGGTCCGTCGCCTCGGATGCGCCGGCCTTGTACGCCAGTGTTCGGATGATGCCGACGTAGCCCTCCGCGGCGAGCTTGGCGGACGTCGAGGCGGTGACGACGACGCTGGCGTCGCAGACTTTGCCAGCCGTGGCCTCCTTGGCGATCATCGCAGCCTCCCGAAGTCGCGCGCGCCGAGCAGACCGTAGGCCTGGAGGATGTACAGAAGCACGGCGATGACCAGCACGCCGATGATGATTTGGCGGAACGGGGACGCGATGGGCACGCCAGGCAACGTGAGCAGCCACGCGACGAAGCCGACGATCGCGATCAGCACGATGACGCCGATGATGGTCACGAAACAACCCTCCGAAGGTGACCGGCGACGCCTCGCCACGCGCAGTCGTCCGACCCATGACGCGACACCACGTTTCTCGCGGAGCAGTACTGGCAATACGGTCGGTTGCCCAGGCTCCAGCAAAGCGGGCCAAACTTCGCTCGCCGCTCTTCCGATTGCCAATCATGCGCGACGATGCCCCATTCGCTGTAGCCCCACGACCAGCCCCACCTCAGCCAAAGGTAGACGCCTCGCGGTGTCCATCCCCACGGGTTTTCGGCGAGGATCATTTGATCGGCGTCTCGAGCTGCGCTTCCGCCGCCGCCGTATCGCTCGCGACCATCGCGGCGAGTGACGCGGCGCCGGGCGTCGTCGGGGTGACGATCGTCCCCTTGGCAACGCCAATGACTTGCTCGACGTCGGCGATCAGCGCCTCGACGGTTGGAGCCGCCGCGATGGCGGTCGTAATGGCGGAGATGATACTCGCGAGGGTGATGGCCATGGCTACAGATTCTCTACGTCGGGGACCGCCCCGGGCGCGATATCCAGTTTGACCAGGTGCAGTTCGAGCGCCTTCCCGTAGTTCGCGGGCTCTCCTCCTGGCGCGCTACCGAGGTGCGCAATGATCGAGACCCATTCGAGCGACGGGACGGTGATTGTGGACAGGACCTTGTCGTCGTTGTCGCGATGCTCGACGCGCACCGCGCCGTCTGGCTCTCGGCGAAAGTACCACCCGTTGGTCCAGTGAAACTCGCCTGGCTGATAACTCACGGCGCACCTCCGTCCGGGCAAAC